TCATCGCTTCTCGCAGAACCGTTTCAGGTCGCCCTCGACCAATGCCGTGCAGACCGAGGCGTCAGCAGCAAGGCCGTTACATAGGGGCGCGTTCGGGTCATTGGCTAAACACCAGGTGGCTACAGCCGAGCGACCGGCGACGCCGCCACCGTTCCACCGATAGCGATCAAGCACGGGCTGATCGGACGGAGCTATGACGCCAACGAGTTGATAGTTTGCGAGGTCTGGGCCTCTGACGTTCACCAGCATTTCCCCCGATTTCCCGCCACCGATCGCATCGGCTTCAGCCTTGGCGATGGTGGATGTTGCGCAGTCAGGTGAGGCGTTCTGACACTCGAAGTCGATCACCAGGCGCCCATCGTCTGCGAGGGTCCGGTAGGCAACTGGCGGGGCAGCCGTCGACGGCTCCGCAGCCGGTTGCGTCGGCGTCTCGGCGGGGCCGCACCCAACCATGGTAAAGGCAAACAGGATGGATGCGATCGTCGCGCGCATGGCGTGTCCCTAATAGATGTTGAAGCCGCCAAGGGCGCGACCGAGGATGGCGAACTGTTCTAGGTCGTGGCCTTGTAAAACCTCGGGTTCATAGCGCGGGTTTTCCGAGATGACCTCGACGCCGTCAACGCCCAGGCGGCGCAGACGTTTGATGCGCAGTTCGTCGCCAAGCCGGAACGCGAAGACGCCCTCGCGAAGGCGGGTGTCCCGAATATCGACGAGGACGCTGCTTTCGTCAGAAATCAGCGGCTCCATACTGTCACCTTCGGCCATGACGAACCGCAGGCCTTCGGCATTCGCCATGCCCATGATCTGAAGCATCTCTCGCGTCATCGGAACGACGCCGATCTGCTTTGCTAGGTCTGTGATCGAGCCTGCCCCAGCCGCCAGACGAACGTCGAGCAGCGGAATATCAACATAGCCGAACGGCCCCGAGTTTGGCTTGCCGTCTCCGGTCGCCAACCATTCCAAGCTCACGCCTAGCACCTTCGCGATCCGCGCAAGCTTGAATGCGCCTGGTTCGCTTCGGCCCTTCAGCAACTGATTGAACCCGCTCAGAGACATGTCAGCGCGCTTGGCCACCAGCGTCTGAGGCACTGCACCCATAGCTGCGCGGAGCCGATCCGCGAAATCGGAATACGGCCCTGCAATATCGTCATCAACCACGTTGACCGACCCCAAATACCGGATTACTGTCCGTTAAAACGTAGATACCTACGACGTAACGGATTTCGCTAATGCATTGCGAAGACATCAAGTCTGAACTCCGAAAGCGATATGGATCGCTCGCCTCCTTCTCGGAGCGCGTCGATCTTCCGCGCGGGCTTGTCAGCGATACCTTGCGAGGCCGCCGTTCCTCCCGTGCTGAAGCTGCGATCGCCGCCGCTCTGAATTTGCCGATCCATAAGGTCTTCCCGAAGCACTACGGCTTCAATGATTCGTCCCTGAAAGCGGACAATAGTCCGCTACAGCGTAGATCGCACCGTCTAACTGCGGAGGCGCGCTAGACATGGCGCGCGGTGACGAAACGCCCATGACGGCCCAGCCCGCCGTGATGATCGACCCGCCAGCCGTTCGCTCGGTGGTTCGGGTCAAGATCGCCCAGATCGACGCCAGTGAGCGCCTGCGAGAGATCAGCGAAGCCCACGCCCAAGTGATCGCCGCATCCATGCTTGAGCATGAGAAGGCCGGTGGTCGTCGCCAGCTTCAGGCCGTCGAACTGGTCCAGCGAGGCGATGGTTATCGGCTGGTCTATGGCGCGCACCGTCTGCGCGCCCACCAGATCAACGGCTGGGAAGAGATCGACGCCGAGATCGTGACGCTGACCGACGCTGGTCTGCGGCTGCGCGAGATAGACGAAAACCTGATCCGCCACGAGCTGACAGCGTTGGATCGGGCGCGGTTCCTGTCGGAACGGAAGCGCCTCTATGAAGCCCTCAACCCGGCCTCAAAACACGGTGGTGATCGTCGTTCTGATCAAGTGGCCAACATGGCCGTTTGGTCTTTCAGCGCCGACATCGCGGAAAAGACCGGCATGTCTGACCGCACAGTCAGACGCGCCGTGGCGCTGATCGAGAACCTTTCCCCCGCTGCCATTACCCGCCTCCGTGACACGCCACTGGCGTCGAACCAGGCCGCCCTAGAGGCCCTGTCGAAGCAACCGCATGAGCGGCAGTTGGCGGCGCTGGACCAGATGTTCGCGGCCGAAAACCCGGCGCCCTCGGTTAACGCCGCCTTCGACCGCCTGGACGGCAAAGTCGTGAAGCCGGCCGCCGAGCTGAAGGTGTCGAAGCTGATCGACCAATGGGGGCGCATGGGCGCCAAGGAGCGCGGGGAGTTTCTGGCCTTCCTCGCCGCCGCTGACCTGCCGAAGGGCTGGACCGTGGAGAAGGGGCAATGAGCGCCGGTCAGACCCGCGCCAAGGAGCTGGGCGTCAACGTCGGGCAACTGAAGCGCGCCACTAAAACCAGGATCACACGGGCGCGAACCCTGATGGCCGAACTGTGCGGCCTGTGGGGGACATCGACCAGGCCATGGTCAACGAGGCCGAGACTATGACCGGCCGCCTCGACGAGATGGAAGTCTCGTTGGACGCCAGCGTCGAGCTGCTGCGCGAGGAGTGGCCCGAGTGATCCTCACCTTCTTTCACACGATCATCCTGCGCCTGACGGGCAAGGAGCGCCTGCTTTGACCGACGCCATCTCCATCCCGCGCGGCGGCATCGCCGTGCTGAACAACCTGCTGGCCCAGCGCTCAGCCTGGCACGGCTGGGAGGCCGGCCATCCGGCGCAGTCGCCCGAGGCCCAGGACGCCTTCACCGAGCGGGCGCGGGCCATCACCGCCATGCGTGAGATCGGCCTGATCGACGAGAACGGCATGCTGACCGAGGCCGGCCGCATGACCGCTGAAGTCTGGAACAGGCGACATGCCTAAGCACCATCGCAAACGTCACCGCGAAGACCCGCGCCAGATGGCCCTGTCGTTCGATGCCCCGCCCCGCGTGACGCCGACCGAAGGGCTGCTCGCCGGCCTGGACACCTATGTCGCCGGTCTGGTGTCGCGGATCGTCCAAGACGACGCCCGCTCTCAGGCCGAAGTCGCCGCCGCCATCTCGGCGGTGCTGGGCGACGATGTCTCGGTCGATATGCTCTACGCCTACGCCGCCCCGGCGAAGACCAGCCACAACATATCGGTGGCGCGGTTCCTGGCGCTGATCGTCGCCACAAAACGCTCGGACGCTCTCGACGCCCTGGTGACCCGCATCGGCTGTCGGGTGCTGGAAGGCGAAGAGTTCGTGCTGGCCCAACTCGGACACGTCCAGGCCGAGATGCGCCGGCTGCGCGCGATCGAGCGCGACCTGGTCGGCAAGGCCCAACCCTTCGAAGGGCGCACGGCATGAACGCGGTGTGGTGGACGGCGCAGGAACTGGCGATGCAGACCCTTCCGGGCCTGCCTTCGACCAAGCGCAAGATCAACGAGATGGCGGCGCAGCAGGGTTGGGCCGAACGGACGAACGCCACCGGCGTTCGGCTGGCCCGTCCCCGCAAGGGACGCGGCGGCGGCCTGGAATATCACTACACCGTCCTGCCGGTTCCGGCCGTGGCGGCGCTGGCGGCGCGGGGCCTGGTCATGAACCAGGGCGCACAGGCCGTCGTCGTTCCGGCCTCCGAAGCCTGGGCGGCGTTTGACGCCCTGCCTGACGACAAGAAGGCCAAGGCGCGGTTCCGCCTGGACGTGCTGCGCGAGATCGAAGCCCTGCGGACGGCGGGCGCCTCGGCGACCGGCGCAGTCGCCCATGTCGTCGCGTTGCACAAGGCGAAGGCTAGGGCCGGCGAAGGGACGCAACACGACTTCAGCGCCGCAACCGTGGCCAACTGGAAGAAGGCCGTGAAGGGGCTGTCGAAGGGCGACTGGTTGCCCGCCCTAGCGCCACGCCACCATGGCCGCACCGCGACAGCCGACTGCGATCCAAACGCTTGGGAGTTCCTGAAGGGCGACTATCTGCGCCTGTCGGCCCCGACCTTCGAAAGCTGCATGGAGCGGCTGTCGGACACGGCGGCGATGAACGGCTGGTCGATCCCGTCGCCTAAGACCCTGGCGCGCCGACTGGAAAAGGAAATCCCCGAGCCGGTGCGGGTGCTGGCCCGCGACGGGCTGGAAAAGCTGGAGCGGATGTTCCCGCCGATCATCCGGGATCGCAGCGAGTTCCATGCGCTCCAGGCCGTCAACGCGGACGGCCATCGCTGGGACGTGTTTGTTTCCTTCCCGGACAAACCCAAGCCGATCCGCCCGCTAATGCTGGCGATCCAAGACCTCTATTCGGGCAAAATTCTCGCCTGGCGCATCGCCGAAAACGAGGGCGCCGACACGGTCAGCCTGGCCTTTGGCGACCTGTTCCGCGATCACGGCGTCCCCGATCTGGTCTGGCTGGACAACGGCCGGGGCTTTGCGTCGAAGTGGATCACAGGCGGGACGCGCACCCGCTTCCGGTTCAAGGTGAAGCCGTCCGACCCTGTCGGCGTCCTGACGGCGGCGGGCTGCGACGTGCGGTTCACCCGGCCCTATTCGGGTCGTTCGAAGCCCATTGAGCGGGCCTTCCGCGACCTTTGCGAACACGGCGCCAAGCACCCCGAGTTCCAGGGCGCCTACACAGGCAACAGCCCGATGGCGAAGCCCGAGGACTATGCCAGCCGCGCCGTGCCGCTGGACGTGTTCACCGCCGTCGTCAACGACGTGATCCGCCGCCACAACGCCCGCGTCGGTCGTCGGACCCGCGTCTGCCGGGGCGTCCTGTCGTTCGACCAGGCCTATCAGGCCTCGATCGCGACGGCGGTCATCACCCGTCCCACCGAGGCCCAGCTCCGCATGTGCCTGTTGGCGCACGAGAGCGTGACGGCCGACCGTCTGACCGGCGCCGTCAACCTGTTCGGCAACCGCTACTGGTCGGAGTTCCTGAGCGAGCATCGCGGCGAGAAGGTCGTGGTCCGCTTCGATCCCGACCGGCTGCATCAGGAACCGGCACACGTCTATTCGATGGGCGGCAGCTACCTGGGCGCGGCGGAAATCCAGGAGGCGGCGGGCTTCTCCGACGCGACGGCCGCCCGCGAACACGGACGGGTCAAGGCGGCCTGGCTGCGCTCGCAAAAGGACATGCTGGCGTTGGAGCGCAGGCTGTCGGCGGCCGATGTCGCGGACCTGTTGCCCGATGTCGCCGAGGACGAGGACTTCACCCCCGAGCCGACCCGCGTCGTGCGGATGCTCGGCGGCCTGGCTGCTGCGCCGGTGGCGTCTCCGGTCGAGGCCCCCGCCCAGATCATGGATCGGTATGCGGAAGCCCTGGCGCGACAGCGCCCGGATCATCTGCGGCTGATCGAATGAAGACGGCCCGGCGGGGCTGCAACCCCGGCCGGGCCTGAACCCCGAGAACCAAAAAACCCGAGAGAACTGAGGAACCCTATCATGTCACCCAATCTAGGCAAAACCACCTTCACCGACGCAGAGATGATGAAGCTGCGTCAGGACGTTGCGGCCTATATCGAGCGCAACGGCATGACCAAGCGCCAGTTCGCCGCTGACGCCGATGTGGCGGAAGGCACCTTCGGCCCCTGGCTGAACGGTCAATATGCCGGGAACAACGACACGGTCGCGGCGAAGGTCCACCGCCTGATCGTCAGCCGTGAGGAACAGGCCCGTCTGGTAGCGACCGTGCCGGAAGCCCCTTCATGGCAGCAGACCAAGAGCGCTGTGAAAATCCTGACGGTGCTGGAGCACTGCCAGGTGTTCGGCGACATGGGCGTCATCGGCATGGGGCCAGGCCTCGGTAAGACCCACACCATCGCGCAGTTCAAGGCGACGCGTCCGCGTGTCTGGACCGCCGCGATGTCGCCCAGCAGCCGGGGCGTCCCCAATGCCCTGGTCGCCATGCTTGAAGCCATGGGCGAAGACGAGGCCAAGGGAACGCCCCAGGCCCTGTCGCGCCGGGTTCAGAAGAAGGCCGGGCCGGGCGGCCTGATCGTGATCGACGAAGCCCAGCACCTGTCGCAACAGGCGGTGGACGAGTTCCGGTCGATTCATGACCGCACCGGCGTCGGTCTGGTCTTCTCGGGCGACGAGAGCGTTTTCCAACTGTTCGACGGGACGCGTAAAGCTGCCTTTGCGCAGTTCCATTCCCGGATCGGCATTCGTCACCGCCAGTCGCGGCCCTATGCCGACGACGCCGAAATCCTCGCCATTGCGCACGGCGTGACGGACGGCCCGTCGATCAAGCTGCTGCGCGACATGGCGCAAAAGCCGGGCGCCCTGCGCGGCGTCACCAAGACCCTGCTGCTGGCCCGTCGCATGGCGTCGATGACCGACACGCCGATGTCGCCCGCCGTCATCCGTGAAGCCTGGGCGCAACGCGCCCCGGACATGGCCGCGTGAGGGCCGGGGCGATGATCGTTTACACCCTGCACCCACTGGACGCCGTGCTTGCCGAGATCGGCACCCTGGTTCGCCGAGGCCGTCATGGCTCCATGGACGAGAAAGAATGCACCGCTCGCATCGAGCGCATCCGCCAGGGCATCGTTGGCGCCGACATCGACCAGGATGGCCGCATCCGCGATCGCCTCGATGTGCTGGCGCGGACGCTCGAAGACGGTTCGCTGACCCGCGACTGGTTCGACACCATCACCAAGTCGATCCGCGATCGCGTAGCGCGCGCCCGCGACAGCCTGACGCCCGACACCAACCGCCTCGGCGAAAACAGGGCGGGCCGCCGCTACGGCGGTCTGACCGTTTTCGACGGAGGCCGCTGCGATACCCCTGACACCCACCAAAGGAGCCTGTGATGGCTGACCAAGCCTCGAACGCCTACGCCCCGCCCAACGCCCAGGAGGTCAACGGGAAGACCTTCGTTCCCGACGCCAAGGGCGCCCTGATCCCCATCGAGACAGTCAAGGCAACCGATCTGCTGATGGACGAGACGGTGCGCCGCGTGATGGGTCATGCGGGCGAGCTGCACGACCAGATCGCGCGCTTCAAACGCCACACCCTGGACGACTTCACAGGCCTGCTGGCGCTGTTCGATCAGGAACATGGGGTGAAGCTGGGTGGGACCAAGGGCAACGTCACCCTGACGACCTTCGACGGGACGCTGAAGGTCCAACTGGCCATCGCCGATCAGATCTCGTTCGGACCCGAACTTCAGTCTGCCAAGAAGCTGGTCGATGAATGCCTGGTCGAGTGGTCCACCGACAGCCGGCCTGAACTTCAGGCCATCGTGCAGAGGGCCTTCAACACCGATAAGGAAGGCCTGGTGAACCGCGCCGAGCTGTTCGGCCTGTTGCGTCTGGAGATCGCCGACGACCGCTGGCAGCGGGCCATGAAGGCGATCAAGGAAAGCATCCGGGTCGAAGGCACGAAGGAATACGTGCGGTTCTATCGCCGTCCCCACGCCCGCGCGGCCTGGTCGCCGGTGACGATCGATGTCGCCTCGGCTTCGATCATCGACGCGGTGGCGGCATGAGTCCCGCTCATCTGGATCACCCCGTCGTCGTCGAGCCGCACGATGGCGTGGTGTGGAAGGTTCTCGCCGAGGTCGCGGCCGAGCGTCAGAATCAGGTCGAGCGCGGGCATTCGCTGACCCTGGACGACGCTTACATCGATCGTGAGCTGGCGCGCGCATCGGGCGCCTACGCCCTCAACGCGGCGGCCCAGACGGCCGGGTCGCTTTACTGGCCCTGGCCCGGTCACACCTGGCAGCCCGCTGATGCCCGCCGCGACCTGATCCGCTCTGCGGCTCTGGCCATCGCCGAGATCGAGCGCCTGGACCGCGCCCAGGCCGTGGAGGCGCTGGCATGCCCCTGACGGCCGATACCCTGCTGCTGATCAGGACCAACGCCCTGATGCACACCCGGCGCGAAGTCCTCGCCGACTTCGAGGCCGACACCGTGCGCGAGGCCCACGACCGCGTCGTCTATGGCCGGGGCGTCCTGACCGCTGACGAACGCCGCGTGATCGAGGACGCGATGGCGGCCATGATCCACGCGCCGCGCCAAGACCTGACCGATGCGGGACTGGCGGCATGACCCGCGCGAAGACCCAGCCCGTGCCAGCATCGGTCCAGGCGGCGTTCGACCGCTTCTGGGCGGCCTATCCGACGCGCGTGGACAACCCCAAGAAGCCCGCCCTGAAGGTGTTCGCCGATCTGGTGGCGGGCGGCGCGGATGCGGAGGCGCTGGTCCGTGCGGCCGGCGCCTTCGCCGCGCATGTGAAGTCCCAGGGCTTCGACCCCAAGTTCACGCCCCACGCCCGCACCTGGTTGGCCCAGGAGCGTTTCGAGGAATGGGCGACGGATGCTCTGGTCTCGGCCCCGGCGACGGGACCAAGCCCTGATCACCCGCTGGTGGACCTGCACGGCCGGATCGGCGAGGCCGCTTGGGCGTCCTACATCGCGCCCCTGGTCATCACCGTAATCTTCCCCGGCGCCCGCATCGAAGCGCCGACGCGGTTCGCCCTAGATAGGGTGCGCCAGTCCTGGGGCCGCGACATAGAGGCGGTGCTGGGCCGCGTCTTGTGGGCGGTGCGGTCATGAAACTAAGCGCCGATCATCCGCTGGACACCGTCGAGATGGCTTGGGCGCTCGAGCGTCGAGCGAACCGACATTCGATACAGACCATCGCCCAGCAGTCAGGCCGGCCGGAAACGGAATGGACCGAGGCCATGCACACCGGCGAGGCGGCCTTTGCGCCTAATGCCGTGATCGAAGAGCGGTATGTCCTCGTGCGCGACGCCCTGAGGATCGGGCTTTCGATGGAGCTGATGTCCATCGCCGTCCGTGCGCCTCGGGCGTGGTGCGCGGAGGCGGGGAAGCGGGAAATGGCCCGGTGCCATGGGTCAGCGTCATGAGCGCCCGTCACTCGCGCGGGCGACGCCTGAAGGCTGCCACCACCAGGGCGATCTCCATAACCTTCAGCGTCAGCTCAAGGCCGTTTGTGAACCATTCGAAAGCGGTCATCCCGCGCTCCTTTCAAAAGAAAGGATGGATGCTCGCCCCGTCCAAAATCTCGCAACGCGCCCTGTTGTGCGGTGCGGTCCCGACAACAGGAAACCTGGCATGACGACCCGCAAGCGCCGGAAGGCGACCCCTCGTGTCCAGACGAAGCGCGTGCCCTGGGCTGATCCGTTCCCTCGGCTTTTTCGCCTGGGAACTGCGGCCGGCTGGACCCCGCCATCCAACATCCTGATCCGCATTGGATCGCGGACCTGGAGCTACGTCGCCGACTTCAGGGCCGACGACGGAGCCGTATGGCGCGCCACCATCCGTCTCGATCCCGTTCGAGAGGCGGTGCTGGACGAGAAGATCGAGGTCCGCTTCGTGATGAAGGCGAAGGCGGCATGAACAGGCTTCCTCGCGTCACGGCCTCGTCCGAAATCTCTGGCCCGATCGTTCTGGTCTGCCCCTGGTGCCGTGAAGAAATGGCGGATGCGCAGGTCCGCCTCGGCGACCTGGTCGAAGGGTGGGAAGGGGCGAACCCGGATTGGCCGGATCGTGGCCCTTCGGGAGAAGCGACCAGTCCGTTGGTCGTCGACTGCCCGTCATGCGCCCATCCGTCGATGATAGCTCTCGCCGGGGCGGCGCTGAGCAGCCGCGACAACCGCTATCTGAGGCTCGTTCCGGTGCGGACGCCCGCTGACGTGCGTCTGGTGGGAGGCGAGGCATGAGCCAGCGCGCCGCCATCGCCAAAGTGAAGATCGCCGCCAAGGAACTGCGCCTGGACGACGAGACCTATCGCGCCATGCTGACCCGGATCACGGGCCGGTCGTCTGCGGCGCATTGCAACGAGGCCCAGCTTGGCCTGGTTCTGGACGAGATGAAGGCCAAGGGCTGGAAGCCCCGCGTCGTCCAGGGCGGCCGGAAGGGACCGCACGCCAAGGCCCAGCCGGCGCAATCGCCCATGGCGCGTAAAGCGCGGGCAATGTGGATTTCCCTTCACCAGCTCGGCGCGGTTCGCGATCCCCGCGAGAGCGCCCTGGAAGCCTTCGGCCGTCGCCAGCTCGGGGTCGATAAGCTGGTCTGGGCCGACGAAGGCCACGCCTATCGCCTGATCGAGGCGCTGAAGGCGATGGCCGATCGCGCCGGCTGGTCGCAAGACCTGTCGCGAATCCCGGCTGCGCAGCATGTCGCCGTGCTGAAGGCCCGGCTTCAGGCCGCGCTCGACGCGCGAGCCGCCGAGTGATGGCGGCCGGCCTGTTCGAATGGGAAGCGGTGCGGACGGCCCAGGCCGCCGTCGCCCATGCCCATGCGCGACAGGCCCAGGCCCAGCGCCGCGCGCTGTTCGCCCCTCATGGCGTCAAACGCCAGCGTGAGGCCGATCTGAAGGCCGCCGTCGCCGACACCTTGAGCGCCGAACTGGCGCTGACCGCCGCCCGCCGCGAGGCCGGCGCATGACAATGACCGATCCAACGTGGTCCGATTGGCCCGAGTTGCTTCAACGGGTGGCGGAATGCTGCGGAGCCGGCGTCGCCCTGCGCCTGGCCCGAACCTACGGCGGGCGCGAGATCTACATCCCCACGCCTGAATCAATCGACGAGGGCCACCACCTGGCGGTTTCGCTGGGACTTGCGTCAGCGCGGCAGATCGCCGACACCTTGAGCGCGGGCAAGATCACGATCCCTATGGGACCGACCGCGACGAGAGAGCGTCGAGCGGAAGCGATACGCAGGATGCGTCTTGAAGGCCGCTCCAATCCCCAGATCGCCCGAGCTTTGGGCATCCATCTGCGGACGGTGGAACTGAGACACCAGGTCGATCGCAACCTGGGCAAGGCGAACAGCGACAATCTGGACCTTTTCGACCGCTGACCCCGAAGTTCTTCGGGGTGGGTTGAAGCCTGCCATTCAGGCCCTTGTTGCCTTGCGTCCGCGCAGGGCGGCGCGTCAGCAGGGCTTCAGCTTTTCACATGACACAGGGCCAGACGACCCGCCGCCCGATCGCGCGTGAGGTCCAACCATGAAGCCGATCTCGCTTCTGGTCGTCCATTGCTCGGCGACGCCCGCGAGCCGTGACATCGGCGTCGCGGAAATCCGGGCCATGCACAAGGCGAAGGGATGGTCGGATGTCGGCTATCACTACGTCATTCGCCGCAACGGCCGGGTCGAGAAGGGCCGGGCCGACACGGCGATGGGCGCGCACGTCCAAGGCCACAACAACGGCTCGCTGGGCATCTGCCTGGTCGGCGGCGTCAAGCCCGACATGACGGCCGAGACCAACTTCACGCCCGCACAATACGACGCGCTGCGCGTCCTTCTGGCGACCCTGACCGCCCGCTATCCCAAGGCCCGCGTCTGCGGCCATCGCGACCTAAGCCCGGATCGGAACGGCGACGGCAAGGTCCAGCCCGGCGAGTGGGTGAAGGCCTGCCCGACCTTCGACGTGGGCGCCTGGTGGGCGGCCGGGCAAGCGCCGAGGCCGGCCGCATGACCGACCTAGTTCAACCCGCACCCCGCCTGGGCGAAATCGAATGGCTGTGGCGCCGCTGGTGGAGCTTCAGCGTGACCCTGATCGCCCTGGTCATCGTTGGCTTCATCGTCTGGTCCCTGCGCGTCGCCGGCATGACCGACGCCCAGGCCGTCGCCATGCAGCACATCGCCTATGGGCTGATCGGCACGGTGATCTTCATCGGCCTGATCTATGTGGTGGGCGCCACCGCCTATGAGCTGACCCAACTGGTCCAGGCCGCGCGCGTCCAGATCGCCATCGGTCGCGGAGGTCAGTCGTGAACCTGTCGCGCCTGACCGGACTGTTCCCGTCGCGGCTGACCGTGGCGGCGGTGCTGGGCTGCGTCGTGCTGATCCCGCTGGCGGTCTGGACCAGTTGGAAGGCGGGCGTCGCGGACCATGATCGGCGTGGCGCCCAGGCCGTCGCCGCCGATTATCACCGTCAGATCACCGCCCCGACGACCGGCTTCATCGCCCGGCTGGAAAGCTGCAAGGCCTCGCTGGCGGGGACGGAAGGGTCGCTGCGCGTTCAGAACGCCGCCGTCGAGACCCTGCGTCAGACCGCCGCCGCCGACGCCGCCCGTGCGGATCGGCTGGTCAAGGCCTCCCAGGCCCAGGCCGTCGCCGCCGAACGGCGCGCCCAGACCATGCTTCAGTTCCAACCCCGTGACGGCGAAGGCCGCTGCGACGCCGCGTTCCGGCTGCATCAAGAGACCATCGAATGAGCCGCGTCGCGACCGTCCTCGTCTGCCTTCTGGTCGCGTCCTGCGCACGGCCGCCGATCCCTGAACCCATCGTCAGGACGGTCGAGGTCGCCGTGCCGATCGCCACGCCCTGCCGCGTCTCGGTCGGCCCAGCGCCGGCCTATGCCGATTCCGCCGAGGCCCTGCGCCAGGCGGGCGACATCTTCGAGGCGATGAAGCTGCGCGCGGCCGGCCGGGCGCAGCGCCAGGCGCGCGAGGCGGTGCTGCAAGCCGCCCTGGACGGCTGCGCCGGTGAGGTCCCCCCGTGACCTTCGCAGAATACATGACCGCCCTGGCGGTTGGCCTTTCGGCTCTGAACGCCGTGGTCTTGCTGCTGACGTTTCATCGAGCCGGGCGGTGGCGCGAGAGCGAGGACGCAAAGGCGATGCTGGCTCGCCTGACCAAGGTCGAGAGCGACATCAACGGCTTCAAGACCCGGTTCGAAAACGTCGCCACCAAAGCCGACATGGCGCGCCTTACCGCCGAGGTGAACGGCATGGAACAGCTCTTCAAGGCGAAGGTCGATGGGCTTGGCGAGCTGGTCAAGACCACGGATGCGGGCGTGGTCCGCATCGAGCAACTTCTGATGCGAGGAATGAAATGAGCTACAAGGAACAGGTCACCGCCGATCGCCGTCTGTCGATCCTGGAACTGCTGATGCAGGATGGCGGCATGGGCAACGAGCGGGTGCTGGAAACCGGGCTGACCAGTCTGGGCCACCGCGTCGGCGTTGATCGCGCCTATGTGCGCGAGCAGATGAAGTTCTTGGAAACGGCGGGCTGCGTCACCATCGACCTGTTCCGCGACAAGGTCATGGTCGCCTCGATCACCGAGCGCGGCGCCAAGGTGTCGAAGGGCTTCATCACCGTGGATGGCGTGACCCAGCCCACGCCGGGCGGCTGAACCATGGCGCGTTCCCCTCGGCGTAGTCCTTCCTCGATCGACAAGCTGCCGCCCGAGATCCGCGAGCTGATCGGCCGGCTGCGCGATCAGGGCGCGACCATCGACCAGATCAAGGCGAAGCTGGACGAACTGGACGCCGAGGTCTCGCGTTCGGCGCTGGGTCGCCACATCAAGGGCTTGGCGGAAGTCGGCGAACAGTTGCGCCGATCGCGCGAGATCGCGACCGCCCTGGTCACGCGCTTCGGCGACGAGCCTGACAACCGCGTCGCGCGCCTCAACATCGAACTGATGCACGGCCTGGTGATGCAGGCCATCACCGCTACGACGGAAGGCGAAGACGGCGAGCCAGGCGGCCCCGTGACCTTCGGGCCGGAAGACACGATGTTCCTCGCCCGGTCCCTACAATCGCTGGCCAGCGCCCAGAAGATCGACACAGACCGCCTGCTGAAGGTGCGGGTCGAAGTCGCCAAGGAAGCCGCCAAGGCCGTCGAGACCGTGGGCAAGGCCAAGGGTCTGACCAAAGAGACCATGGACGCGATCAAACACGCGGTCCTGGGCATCGCCTGATGGTCATCCGACCGACATCCAAACCCGACGCCGATCAAAAGGCCTGGGAACGCGAAGCCGCCGAGGCCGCGTTCGCGCGGCTGCCCAAGGGCGACCTGCTGTTGCGTTACCAGGCGTCGGCGCTGGAGCTGCTGATGACCGGCGTCTCGCTGGTCGCGATCGAGAAGAGCCGGCGCATCGGTTTGACCTGGGCGCTGGCGGCCTATGCCGTGCTGAAGGCGGCCGCCCAGGGTTCGGCCGGGGGAATGAACGCCTGGTATATGGGCTATGACCAGGAGATGGCGCGCGAGTTTATCGACGTGTGCGTCATGTGGGCGCGCGCCTTCGGCATCGCGGCCGAGGACGCCGACGAGGAACTCCTGGAAGGCGATGGCGAGAAGGTCCAGGCCTTCCGCCTGAAGTTCGCCTCGGGCTTCAAAATCGTGGCGCTGCCGTCCGTGCCTCGCGCCCTGCGCGGTAAACAGGGCCTGGTCATCATCGACGAGGCCGCCTTCCACAAAGACCTGGCTGAAGTCCTGAAGGCCGCCGTCGCCCTGCTGATGTGGGGCGGTCAAGTGGTGGTGGTCTCGACCCACGACGGATCGGCGAACCCGTTCAACCTGCTGCTGGACGACATCCGCGCGAAGAAGCGCAAGGGCGAGGTCCAGACGATCACCTTCGACGATGCGATTGCGGACGGCCTCTATGAGCGCGTTCGTTTGTCGGCCGAGATCAAGGGCCGCCAGATCGGGTCGAAGGAAGAGTGGATCGCCGACATCCGCGACACCTATGGCGACGACGCGGCCGAAGAACTGGACTGCATCCCGGCCGCTGGCTCGGGTTCGTGGCTGGACCCGGTCAAGCTCTCGACTTGCGAACATGACGACGCCGGCAAGCCCGAACTCTACACGGGCGGCCTGGTCTATCTGGGCCGCGACGTGGCGCGCCGCCGCGACCTGTCCGTCATCCATGCTTTCGAGCTGGTGGGCGACGTGCTGTGGATGCGCGATCGCTGGGTCGCGCGGGCCGCCACCTTCCGCGCCCAGGACGACGCCTTCGACGCGATCTGGAAGACGCGCCGCATCGCCTCCGCCTGGATCGACCAGACCGGCATGGGGGAAAAGGTCGTCGAAGACCTTCAGGCCAAATACGGGGAGACCCGCATCGTCGGTCAGTTGCTGACCGGCCCCAACCGCCTGGACCTCGCGAGCGCCTTTAAGGATCGCGTCGAGAACTGCGCCATCCGCATCCCGGCGCTGGTCGATCTGCGCACCGACTATCGGGCGATCAAGAAGGAAGGCGGCGTCGGCGGTGCGGTTCGGATCGTCGATGACGGTGATGTCCACGCCGACGAGTTCTGGGCCACGGCCCTGGCCTGCCGTGCCGCCGACACACCTTACCAGCCCTACGACTATCGCGGCGCCAGCCGATCCGGCCCGCGCCCCGGCGACCGCCAGTCCGACCATGTCAGCCGTTCGCGTTACGGCGGCCGAAGGATTCACTGATGACCGACCTCGTCCAACCCGGCCTTTCGAAGTCTGGCCTGATCGACCTCTATGGCCGGCCGCTGAACGTCGCATCGGCGGCGACCAAGGCCGAGATCGCCGAGGTCGTGGCCCGGCCGACGACAACCGGCGTCCGCCAGGCCTGGAACAACTCGACCGTCGCGGCCGGCCTGACGCCGGGTCGGCTGGCGTCGATGCTTCAACGCGCGGCCGATGGCGACGCCCATGACTACCTGACCCTCGCCGAGGAGATGGAGGAACGCGACTGGCACTATGCGTCCGAGCTGGGCAAACGGAAGCTGGCGGTCATGGGCTTGGACCGCAACGTCAAGGCGGCCTCTGACGACCCGCGCGACATCGAGATCGCCGAGGCCGTCAGAACCGAGATCATCGAAGACGAGGCCTTCGAAGACCTTTGCGCCGGCGCGCTAGACGCCCTGGGCAAGGGCTATGCCGTCGTCGAAATCGGCTGGTCCACGGGCAAGCGCTGGGTTCCGAACCAATACGCCTGGCGCGATCCGCGCTGGTTCCAGTGGGATCGCGAGACCGGCCATTCCCTGCGGATGCTGGACACGGCCGACATGGCCAACGGCGTCGAGCTGCGCCCCTTCAAGTTCGCGGTCCACCGTCCCAACCTGAAGATGGGCCTGCCGGTTCGGGGCGGCCTGGCGCGCCTGGCGGCCTGGGCCTTCCTGTTCAAGTTCTATGGCGTGAAGGATTGGGCCACGTTCGCCGAGAGCTATGGCCAGCCGCTGCGCCTCGGCAAATACGACGCCAGCGCCACGCCAAAGGACGTGGACATCCTGTTCAACGCCGTCTCGATGATTGGCACCGACTGCGCCGCCGTGATCCCCAAGGCCATGGAGATCGAGTTCGTGAAGGCCGAGGGCGGCACCGGCTCGGGCGCTGACCTTTATCAGAAGTTCGCCGAGTTCCTGGACAAGCAGGTGTCCAAGGCCGTCGTCGGGCAGGACGGCACGTCGTCGATGCAGTCTGGCGGGGGATACGCCCAGGCCAAGGTTCTGGACGGGGTCCGCGGCGACATCTGCGAGACCGACGCCAAGCAGCTCGCCCGCACGATCCGCCGCGACGTGATCGAACCCTTCGTCCTGTTCAACTACGGCCCAGACGCAGCCATCCCCGGCCTGCGCCTGGAAACACCCGAGACCGAAGACCTGAAGGCGCTGTCGGAAGCCTTGGCACCGATGATCGATCGCGGCCTGAAGGTGAAGTCCAGCCAGCTCCGCGAGAAGTTCGGCCTGGAGACGCCTGAAGGCGACGACGAAGTTCTTGGCCCCCAGGTCAAGCCGACCACCACGCCCCCCGTCGAGGCGGCGGCGTCAGACGACAAGGCCCAGAACCGCCGCCAGGCCCGCGCGGTGAACCGCGCCCAGGACGACGACGGCAAGCCGGCCGACCGGATGGAAGAGCTGGCGGCCGAGGCCATGGCCGGCTGGACCGAAGACTTGGATCCGATGGTCGAGCCTTTCGAACGGCTGGCGGCAGCATCGAATAGCTATGCCGAGTTCGAAGCCGGCATCGCCGACGCCGTCGCCGGCATGGACGCCTCGGTCCTGGCCCGCACCCTGGGCGCCGCCTTCTTCAAAGCCCGCGCCCATGGCGATGTGCATGACGATCCCGAGGACTGATCAGGGTGGCGGGCTTTTCCTTCAGCGCTGAACCGCCGTCTGAGGTCAGCGCCTACTTCCGTCAGAAGGGAGACCGGCCGGCCTTTCGCTGGTCCGAGGTCTGGGGCGAGGAACACGCCTATGCCTTCACCGTCGCCAAGGCCACGTCGGCCGACGTGCTGGGCGCGATCCGCGAAAGCCTTCAGACCGCCATCGACAAGGGCGTCCCCTATGACCAGTGGGCGCGCGATCTGAAGCCGTCGCTTCAGGCCAAGGGCTGGTGGGGCGAAGCCGTCGAGATGGCGGACCCCGCGACCGGCGAGGTCAAGCCGCGCGAGCTGGGGACGCCGCGCCGGCTGCGGATCATCTACGACGCCAATCTGCGCAGCGCACGGGCGGCCGGTCAGTGGGAGCGGGGCCAGCGGACCAAGGCCGTGCTGCCCTTCTACCTCTACCAGCTCGGCCCCAGCGAACGGCACCGGCCCGAACACGTCGCCAAGGAAGGCGTGGTCAGGCCCGTTGACGATCCCTTCTGGACCGCCTGGTTCCCGCCCAACGGCTGGGGCTGCAAATGCTGGCTGCGTCAGATCACCAAGGCCGAGGCGACCAGGCGCGGCGTGACGCCGCCGTTCGACGTGCCTAATCGCACCTTCAGCCGCACCCTGGACGATGGATCGACCGAGCGCGTCACGGTTCCCCAGGGCATCGACCCCGGCTGGCAGACCAACCCCGGCCTGAACCGGGCGAAGACCCTGATGACAAACATGGCCGACCGGCTGATCGCCTCGGGCGAACCGGCCGCGCGCGCCCTCATGACCGACTTCTGGAAAGGCTCCACGCCCGAGGCCTTCACCCATCTGCCGACGCGAACCTTCGCCCCGGCCGCCATCGCCCCGGCCCGGCTTCAGAAGGAACTCGGGACCGAGGCGCTGTTGGTGATGGTGTCCAGCGACACCCTGAAGACCAAGCTGGAGAAGCACGGCGACGGGGAGCGCGGGCTAAAAGCGGCGGACCTGGATCGCGTCCAGGCGATCCTCGACAAAGGCCAACTGGTCGAGCGCACCGGCGCGAACGCGGTCTATGCGTTGGAGATGGACGGGGGCTGGTATCAGGCCGTGGTCAAGACCTCGGCGAAGGGCGAGCTGATCCTCGCGTCACTGTTTCCGATCGGCGCGCGCAAGGTGCGGCGGCTGGGGCTGAAGAAGTAGGGAAGGCAGATCGGACGGAGGGTCGTTACATCCTCGCGGCGCAGGCGCCCGGAAACGGAATGGCTCGCCCGATCTGGGTCGAATATGGGGGTTTCGGCCGGCGAAGTCACCCCTTCACAGAAAACGCGTCAGGAGCGCCAAAAAGATCGGGGCCGGTCCAAGCGCGCCTGAACCGGCCCCGAGGGCGTCATTAGAGGCCTTAAACGCCCTTAGTCGCATGGCATCGGTCAGGTCGTGACCGAATAGTCCAGCGTATAGTATCGATGCGAGGCTGGTCCGTAGGAGCGAACCACCAGCGCCAAGGTGTATGAGGCGGTACCGTCCGCGAACGCCTTCTCGAAGTAGTCGGTCGATCCCGAGGGAGGCGCGAGCAGTTCGATGGATGGGCGCAGGCCCGTGCCGACCTGGTGCTGCGTCCTGTTGGCGTCGATTTTGATGGTTGGATTAAAGTTGGCGACGCTGATCTCAAACTCCGTCGCGCCGTGAGGCAGAACGGCCGAGCCGGTTTCGAAGGTGCGCTTACTGCCGATTTTGACGATGGACATCTGGTCCCTCTTTCAGTTTCGGGTCCGAAGGCGGACGCCGGGGGTTACCGATCAATCGGATCAGATCGTGATGGTGTAGTCGAAAGCGATGGCGTCCACGTCGATCTGCGCCCGGCGCCCCATGATCGCGATGATATAGACCGTGCCGCCGTCTTCAATCGAACCCGCCCAATATGAGGGCTCTTGCTCGTTTGCTGGCTGCGGCAGATGCAGAACAAAGTCGTCGGCACCATTCGGGCCTTTGCCCCACGCCCCGGAAGGGGGCGCGCCGGGGCTGAAATCGACCGTTACAGTGGCCGCGCTGATAGCGATCTTTGCTGTGCGAACCCCAGTGCGAAGGACGACGCTTCCGCTTTCGACGTGACGCGCTCCCCCAATATCCAATACAGGCATTCAGCCCTCCCTAGCATTTGTTGAGTGGGAGAGATCGGCGTTGCCGCCTGGGGTTTCAAGGCGCCGCCTGGATGAGCCTTGATCGCTAGGAAATCGACGTGACCCCGAAGTTCTTCGGGGTGTGGTGACGCCGTCCGCGCCCCGATCATGGCGTCATGAACACGCCTTCGGCAACAGCAAACAAACAGACCGGCGAGACGATCGCAACGCCGATCCAGTCGATCGCCCTCAATGAAGCGGGGACCGCGCCCGAGTGGATCGAGCTGATCCCGCCCGGCTTCGACGTCCAGGGCCGCGACGGCCGCGCCTGGATCAACCCCGACCCCGAAGGCGTCGTCGCCGCCACCACGGCCCGCTCCCTGCCGCTGCCGCTGGATTGGGAACACGCCACCGAGACCCGCGCCCCGCAAGGTCTGGACGCGCCGGCCGCTGGCTGGATCGAGGAAGTGGCCCAACGCGAGGGCGGCTCGATCTGGGGCCGGGTCGATTGGACCCTGCGCGGCCGGGCCATGGTCGAGGCCAAGGAATACCGCTTCGTCAGCCCCGTCTTTGCCTACGACAAGGTCACCGGCGTGATCCGCCGCCTGATCAGCGTGGGCCTGACCAACACCCCCAATCTGCTGCTCACGGCCCTCAACCGTCATTCCGACGACGAAGGCACGGATCAGCCCAACCGCGAGCAGGAGCAACCCTTGAGCATCGCACAACGACTGGCGCCCGTCCTCGGACTGGCCGCCAACGCGACGGACGACCAGATCGTTTCCGCCGTGACCGAGGCAAAAGCCGCCAACCGATCGGTGGACCTGTCGAGCTACGCGCCCCGCGCCGATCTCGACGCCGCCGTGAACCGCGCCAACGCCGCCGAGGCCGCCCTGAAGGCCAAGACGGACGAGGACCACGCCAGGGCCATCGACGCCGCACTGGCTGCAGCCCAGGACGCGGGCAAGATCATCCCCGCCTCGGTGGATGACTACCGCGCCATGTGCACCGCCGAGGGCGGGCTGGATCGGTTCAACAACCTGGTGAAGACCATGCCGGTCATAGCCGGGGCCGCCGAAAGCCGCGCCTCGAATAAGGCCGAGAGCGCCAACACCGGCTCGGAGCTGACCGATGAAGAGCGGGCGGTCTGCCGCGCGCTGGGTCAGGACGAGGCGACCTTCAAGTCCAACCAACAGAAGGCCAACTGACCATGGCGCTCACCCAAGGCCGCAAGGTCCAGGAACGCGGCGGCAAGCAGCACGGTCACCCCGTCGCCGCCAACGCCGTCATCCATGCGGGGGCGCTGGTCGTTCTCGCTGCCGGCTGGGCCGCCCCCGGCCGCACCGGCGCCGGTGCGGACAACGCCGCCAAGGCGGCTGACGCCGCGACCCTTCAGGTCGTGGGCATCGCCGAGGAAGCCGTGACTGGCGGTCCCGCCAACGGCGACGCGAGGGTCAGGACACGAGCGGGATGCTTCCTGTTCGACAACCTGCCCACCGACGCTGTCACCCGTGCGGATATCGGCAAGCCCTGTTTCGTCGTCGACGACGAGACGGTGGCCAAGACTTCCCCCAACAACACCCGCGCGCGAGCCGGGATCGTCGATGACCTCGAAGATGCGGGCGTTTGGGTCCGCATCGGCGCTGGTCGCTAGGAGCTGACGACATGATCGTAACCGCCGCCGCCCTTTCCGCCCTGAATACGGGCTTCAGGAACGATTTCAACACAGGCCTGACCAGCATCAAGCCGATCTGGGACAAGGTCGCCACTCGCGTTCCTTCCACACGGTCTTCGAACACCTATGGCTGGCTGGGCGCCTGGCCCGGCCTGCGCGAGTGGATCGGCGATCGGGTGGTCAAGTCGCTGTCGGAAAGCAGCTACCAGATCACGAACAAGGACTACGAAAGCACGGTGGGCGTCCCCCGCAATGCGATCGAGGACGACGAGTTCGGCATCTATGGCCCGATGATGGCCAGCATGGCCCAGGTCGCGGCCGAGCATCCCGACACCCTGGTCTTCGGCCTCTTGAAGGCCGGCTTCACCACGCCCTGCTACGACGGTCAGAACTTCTTCGACGACGAACATCCGGTCGGCAAGACGAAGGTCTCCAACATGCAGGCGGGTGGCGGCGAAGGCTGGTATCTGCTGGACACCCGCCGCTCGCTGAAGCCGCTGATCTTCCAAGAGCGCAAGAAGCCCGAGTTCGTGCCGATGACGGCGCTGACCGACGAGGCCGTCTTCACCGCTAAGGAGTTCCGCTACGGCGTGGACACCCGATGCGCGGCCGGCTTCGGCTTCTGGCAACTCGCCTTCGGGTCCAAGGCCGAGCTGACCGCCCAGAACTATGAGGCGGCCTTCGAAGCCATGACCTCGCAACGCAACGAGGAAGGCGGCGTCCTGAACGTCCGCCCGACCGTGATCGTCGTTGGACCGGGCAACCGCGCCCGCGCCAAGAAGCTGTTCGACACCATGCTGGTCGGCGGCGGTGACACCAACACCCTCTACAAGGATGTTGAGATCATCGAAGCCCCGTGGGTGGGCTGACCATGAGGGACGCCGCAAACCTCAAAACCCGGCTGATGATCGGCCTGATGTCGTCTCGGGCGCCCTACACCCGCGCCGGCATCGACTTCGCCTCCAACCGCGAACCTGTCCTGGTCGAGCAAGGCTCGCTCGACGCCACGCGCATCCTGCGCCTGGTGGACGACGTGGCGATCAGCTTCCGCCTGGTCGATCCGGTGACGGGCGTCTTCGCCGACGTGCCGCGCGACCTGATCGGGGTCACCGATGATGAGCCGGAAAAGGTCGGTCAGTTTGACGCGATCGTCGCCGAGCTGCTGGACCGCGCCGAGGCCGCCGAGAAGGCCAAGGCGGCCGCCGACAAGGCGGCCGAGGCCGAGGCGAAAAAGGCCGCCAAAGCCGCCGCCCAGAACGGGGGCGCGGCCTGATGTATGCGGCGCGCGCGGATATGGTCGAAGCCTTTGGCTCCGACAACGTCGATCGTCTTTCGATCCGTCCCGGCGACGAGGATGGATCGGAGGCGGTGACGCGCGCGCTGACCTACGCGGACGGGCTGATCGATGCGGCCTTGTCCGTGCGGTTCAGCCTGCCGCTTCCGGCCGTGCCGATCATCCTGACCGCCATCGCCTGTGATCTGGCGATGGCGCGTCTGGCCTCGGCCGACGCCGCCCAACTCACCGACGATCTGAAGCATCGCGAGAAACAGGCCCGCGCCGATCTGCGCGCCATCTCCGAAGGTCAGATGAACCTCGGTCTGCCGAGCGTCCACCAGGGCGAGCGGCCCCAACCCATCGTCGCCTCGACGGGCGGCAAACTGTTCACTCGTCCTAGTCTGAGGGACTTCTAATGGCGGTCCACGTCACGACCGAACTGGAAGGCCTTCAGCCGATCCTCGCCATGCTGAACGGCGTGGGCAATCCGCGCCGGCTGGCGCAGGGCCTGGCCAACATCGGCGGCCTGATCGAGAACCAGACCAAGGACCGGATCACCGAGGGCGGCCCGTCGCCGGATGGCGAAGCCTGGGCGCCCTGGTCTGAATCCTACGCCTCCACCCGCAAAAAGGGTCAGACCCTTCTGGTCGCCACCGGCGCCTATCGCGACAGCTATGCCTGGGACTTGACCGGCGACGCGCTGCGCGTCGGCTCCAACATGGTCCAGGCCGCCATCCTCAACTTCGGCGGGACCGACGACATGGCGCCGGGGCCGGCCGCCATCCCGGCCCGCCAACACCTGGGCCTGTCGGACGCCAACGTCGTCGAGATCGAGGACGCCATGGGCGACTGGATCGAGGGGCTGACGGCATGAGCCAGCTCATCCAACTGCGCGACGCTGTCGTGGACGCCATCAAGGCGGCGCTGCCGACCTTCGGCGTCGAGGGCCACCTGGGTCGGTTCAGCGCGGCCGACCTGAAGACCTTCCTGACCTTCGCCCCGGCCGTCCGCGTGGCGGTGCTGGGTCTGCGCGATCCCGCTGCTGCCGGTTTAACGGGGGAAGACCTGGATGCGACCGCTGTCCTGGGCATCTACGTCGTCACAAAAGACGGCGTGGGCAAGCTGACCCGCGACACGGCGGCCCTGGCGGCCGTGGAACGCATCCTGCGCCTGGCCATGGGGGCGCGCTGGGGCTTGGCCTTCGCCCTGCCGGCGCAACCGGGCGGCGCCCAGAACCTGTTCAGCGGGGAAACCCTCGCGGCCGGCCGCGCCCTGTGGTCGATCGAGATCAATCAGCCCGTCGCCCTGGACGGCGAGGCGAACGCAGAACCGCCGCCCGGTTTCCTTCAGGAACTCTACATCGGCGTGGCGCCCAAGGTCGGCGCTGCCCATGAGGCCGACTACCTTGGCCCGATCGTCGGCGGTTCCATCGACCAAGGGGCCGCTCATGACTGACGGTTTCGCCCAGGCTGACAACGCCAACCGCTTGGCCAGCCTGATCCGCTTTGGTCAGGTTGCGTCGTTCGACCTCGCGTCCACCCCTTCGACGGTGCGCGTCGAGTTCGAAGACGGCTGGGTCTCCGACGACCTGCCGCTGTTCCAGATCGCGGCCGGCCGGGTGAAGTCTTGGTCAGCGCCGGTCGTCGGCGAACAGGTGCTGGTCTTCTCGCCTGGCGGCGAGCTGGGCGCGGGCATTGCCCTGCGCGGCCTGCCGTTCGCCGACTTCGCCGAACCGGCCTCGGACGAACTGCTGACGGTGCTGGCGAGCTGGCCCGATGGCGCGACCGACCTTTACGACGAAGAGACCAAGACCCGCGCCATATCGATCCCGGCTGGCGGCGCCCTGACGCTCGATGTCGGGCCGCTCTCGATCCATATCCGCGACGGCGGCATCACCCTGACCGCTGCCGGCAAGCCGATCACCCTGACCGGATCGCCCATCGTCCTGGACGGCCCCGTCGCCCTGGGCGGATCGGGCGGCGCGGCTGTCGCCCGCGTCGGCGACGCCGTGGTCAACGGCAAGATCGCGGCCGGGTCCGCGAAGGTGACGGCGGCATGACCCTGCGCCTGCTGGAAGACTTCAAGGGCGTCGATCCGGTCACCGGAGCCACGGTGTCGGGCGACGATCATCTGCGCCTGTCGCTGCGCACCATCCTCACCACCCTGATCGGGTCGTGCGTCATGGACCGCGACTTCGGCTCGCGGGTTCCGGCGCTGCTGGACGCTCCGATCGGGCCGGCCGTCATCGCCGACCTCGTCGCCGCAACGGCCGAGGCGATCTACCGCTGGGAACCCCGCGTCGTGCTGAAGCGCGTCCTGGTCGCGTCGGCCGCAGCCGGTCGCCTGTCTCTCGATCTGCTGGTCGAGATCAAGGGCCGCGTCGTCATGCTGGAAGGGGTGATCTGATGGCCGGTCGCAGCACCATCGACCTATCGCGCCTGCCTCTGCCCGACGCCCTGGCTCCGCTCGACTTCGAAGCCATGTGGGACGAGATCGTCGCCGACATCCTCGCTGTCGCACCCGACGCGGCCCCGGCGCTGGCGCTCAAGAGCGAGATGATCGTCCGCGCCGGCCGCGCCTTTGCCTTTCGCCTGATGCTGAAGGTCAACGAGATCAACGCAGGCGTTCGCGCCGTCATGCCCGCCCTCGCCACCGGCGCGGACCTGGACGGCCTGGGCGTCATCGTCGGCATCCAGCGCCTGGTGATCGATCCGGGCAACCCGGCCGAGGGCGTGGCGCCGACCTATGAAAGCGACGATGCCTTCCGTCAGCGCTTCATCCTGGCGCCGGAAGGCTATTCGGTCGCCGGCCCGGCCGGGGCCTATGAGTTCCACGCCCTGTCGGCCTCGGGCCAGGTGCTGGACGCCAGCGCGGTCAGCCCGACGCCGGGCGTGGTGGTGGTCACGGTGCTGGCGCGCACGGGCGACGGCACGGCCGCGCCTGCGCTGCTGGCCACCGTCGAAGGCGTCGTCAGCGCCGACACCGTTCGCCCCCTGACCGACTTCGTCCAGGTCCAGTCCGCGACCATCAAGCCCTTCGCGATCGAGGCCACCATCCGCACCTATTCCGGTCCCGATCCGCTGGTGGTGATGGCGGCGGCTGACAAGGCGGTGAAGGCCTATGTCGCCGAGGCGCACCGCCTGGGCCGCGACATCAACCAGTCGGCCCTCTACGCAGCATTGACGGTCCCCGGCGTCATGCGGGTGGACCTGGTCCAGCCGGCCGCCAACATCGTGTGCGACGAGACCGAGGCCGCCTACTGCACCGGCGTCGCCCTGACCCATGGCGGTCTCGATGACTGAGACCCTGCTGCCGCACAACGCAACCCGACTTGAACGCGCCCTTGAGCAGGCCTTAGCGACCCGTCTGGACGCCCTGCCGGTCCCCATCAAGGACACGCTGAACGCCGACGTGATCCCGGTCGCCTCGCTGCCCTGGCTTGGCTACAGCTTCGGCCTGCGCACCTGGAACGCCGACTGGCCCGAGATGGTCCGCCGATCGGTCGTCAAGAACGCCATCCCGACCGCCCGCCGTAAAGGATCGGTCCAGTCCGTCCGCGACGTTGTGGCGGCGTTCGGCGGCTCGCTGGCGATCCGCGAATGGTGGGAGCTGACGCCGAAAGGATCGCCCTTCACCTTCTCGATCGTCCTGACCTTGAACGGTCAGTCGGGCGAGCCGGTCACGGCGCGCTTCGTCGAAGAGGTCGTCGCCGAGATCGAGCGCGCCAAGCCCGCGCGCGCCCACTTCACCTTCACCCAGGGCCTGTCGTTCGCGGGCGGCTTCGCCGTTCAGGGCGGCGTCCGTCCGACCACGATCCGCCGCCTAGAGTTCGAGCAAGCCGCCTGATGTCCGCCCTTCCGATCATCATCACCACGGCTGGCTTGAACGCCCTGGTCAACGCCCAGAACACGGGCGCGTCCAACGTCGTGATCGCCAGCCTGGGCGTCAGCCCGACCCAGATCGCGGCGACGGCCGCGACGGCGGCCATCCCTGGCGAGGTCAAGCGGATCGCGGGCGTCGCTGGCCAGGTGGTCGCCGACGATCAGATCTACATTTCGGCTGGCGACCAGACCGAAGACACCTACACCGTCCGCACGATCGGCCTCTATCTGAACACGGGCGTTCTCTTCGGCGTCTATAGCCAAGCCGCGCCCCTGCTGGAGAAGGCCGCGCCGGCGATGGCCGTGCTGGAAGCCGCCATCAAGCTGTCAGCGCCCCAGGCCAATGTGATCGAGTTCACGGGCGGCGGCTGGCTGAACCCCCAAGCCTCCGAAACGGTCCAGGGCGTCCTCAAGTTGGCGCCGGTGGACGAGGCCGTGCTGGGCGCTGACCACTCCAAGGCGGTCACGCCCAAGGGGCTGAAGGCCGCCACGTCGGCCATGATGGCGGCGATACAGGCGGCCTTCGACCAGATCGCGCAAACGCTCGCCGGAAAGGCCAACACGGTCCACCAGCATGCTGCCGGCGACGTGACCTCGGGCGTCTTCAGCGAAGCGCGCATCCCGTCGCTGCCGCAGAACCGGATCACTGGTCTGATTGACGCCCTGGCGTCCAAGGCGGCGGCCGTCCACGGCCACACCATGAGCGAGATCGCCGGCCTCGCCGCTGCATTGGCGCTGAAGGCGTCTCTGGGCGCGAGTGTGGGCTTTGGCGACGTGAGGGTGACCAGGGGCGGTCGGGTCGGCGTCCTCTACTTCGGCGACGGTGACGACTTCATCCTTCTGTCGAACGGCGACCTGGCGACCAATCGCCCCTTCAACTCGCCCGCGCTTACCAGCGCTGGCTATCCTGTCTGGCACGCCGGCAACTTCAACCCCGCCACCAAGGCGACCTTGGGAGCCGCCGTCCGGTTTGATCGAGTCTCTTTCGGCTTGGCAAACGCGCTGGCCTACGCCGATGGCGACCGTCTGATCTTTCGTGCCGGTGCGGCTGGCGCGGAACGATATTTCGGCTGCAACGCAGACGGCAGCTTCGAGGTCTACAACGGGATCATTAAGTCCACGAACGGCCCCGTGTGGGACCCAGGCAACTTCACTCCGGCGACTAAGGCGACCCTGGGCGATACCGTCACCTTCGCGGATATCCGGGCGTTTAGAGCCAACGGCACCGGCGTGGTCTATCTCGGCGACCTGTCGCACTACGTCTTCTTCGACGGCGCCAACTACAACATGCCGGGCGCCCCACTAATCGTGAACGGCGGCGTCGTCTGGACGTCTGCGACCTTCAATCCGAACCTGAAAGCGAATATGGCCGCGCCGTCTTTCACCGGGACGGCCTACTTCGGGACCGAGAAGCGCGGTCAGATCTGGCTGATGGGCGGCGACGATCGCCCAGGGGTCATCGAGTTCCGGGTTGATGGCGTTCGATATGGCTTCATCGGCTATGGCGATGGGCCGAACGGCAACATGTACTTCGGCACCGATGACAATCGGACTTGGATTTTCACCAAGCGGCCGAGCTTCAACGGCGCTACGCCTTGGGACGCAGCCAACCTGGCCTTCGCCTCTGGCGGCGAAGTGGTCGCCGGCGCTGAACACGCCAAGATGATTTCGCCTGCCGGGCTTTTCGCTTTCGCGAAATCGCTGGGCAATCCAGCCTATGCCGTGATCCCCGGCACCGGCCTTATGGTCCAGTGCGGCGTCATGACCGGGAACTTTGCCGAAGGCCAGGCCCATGCCGCCTTGCCCGTCGCCTTTGGCGGCGGCTGCATCGCGGCGGTCGCAGTGCCACAAAACCCCGGCAGCAACCTGGCCTCCAACTACTTCATGCAGGTCGTGTCCAAGAACCTGGACCGTATCGTCTTCTACGCCAACCGATCCGACTCTTCGTCGGGCAACATCAACGGCTTTGAATGGATCGCTATCGGTCGCGTCAGCGGTAATCCCGACCCGGTTTACAGCAGCGGCGGCGGCGGCGGCGGCGGCGGCGGCGGACAGGTCGACCCGTATGCCTGACCCAAAGACCGAGAGAGCAGCATGACCATCTTCTACAGCCCGAACACGGGTGCATTCTATGACGACGCGTTCTGGGACGCACCTCTGCCAGCGGACGCGACCGAGGTGACGCCTGAGCGTCATGCCGAGCTGCTGGAAGCCACCACCACGGGCCAGATCGTCCAGGCGGGCGAAGATGGCCAGCCGGTCGCGGTCGATGCGCCAGCGCCACCGCCCGAGACCTTGGCTGTGCTGGCCCGCCGTCGCCGCGATGCAGAGATCATCGCCGTGCGCTGGATGGTCGATCGCCACCGCGATGAGCAAGCCCTCGACGCCCCCACGACCCTGTCGGCCGAGGGCTATCGCACGGTGCTGCTGCACATCCAGGCGCTTCGTGACGTGCCTGCCCAATCCGGGTTCCCGGCCGACATCGCCTGGCCCGTTCTGCCCACTGCAATCGAGACCCAAACCTCTGGAGAAGACCAAAATGACTGACGCCTATCTGCACGGTGTCGAGGTCGTCGAACTCAAGACCGCCTCGCGCTCGATCACCACGCCGTCCACCGCCGTCATCGGCCTGGTCGGAACCGCGCCTTTCGCTGACCCCGACGCATTCCCGTTGGATCGGCCGGTGCTGGTGACCAGCGCGACCCAGGCGGCCGGACTGACCAAGACCCTCGCGGCGAACGCGCCCCTGGACGCGGAAGGCACCCTGCCGACCGCGATCCAAGCCATATACGACCAGACCCGGACGCCGATCGTGGTGGTCCGCGTCGCCGCCGACGCTTCGGCATCGGCGCAACAGGCGCTTGTCGTCGGAACGGCGCTGACCAAGACCGGGGTTTACGCCCTGTTGGCCGCCAAGTCCGAGACGGGCATGAAGCCCAAAATCCTGATCGCCACTGGCTTCACCCACCAGCAGACGGGCGGGGCCGCCAATCCTGTCGTCATGGCCCTGCGCGGGATCGCCGATCGCCTGCGCGCCGTGGTCGTTGCGGACGGGCCCAGCGACACCGACGCCCACGCGGTGTCAAAGGCCGCCCTGGAAGCTGGCGAACGGATCTACCCCGTCGATCCGACTGTGGGCGTCCTGGCGCGCACCGGCGCCATCGTTCAGCGGCCGGCCTCGGCGCATGTCGCCGGTGTCATCGCCTTGTCTGATCAAGAGCGCGGCTTCTGGTGGTCGCCGTCCAATCGGACCCTCAACGGCGTGGTCTCCATCGGCCGGCCGATCGAGTTCAGCCGGTCGGACGCCACCGCCAGCTCCAACGTTCTGAACGAGGCCGGCGTGGCGGTGATCGTCAACGACGACGGTTTCCGCCTGGTCGGCAACCGGACTCCGCCCAACGACGGCGAATATGAGTTCCTGTCGCAGCGCCGTTGCATGGACATGGTCTTCGACGCGATCGAGGGTTCGTTCCGCTGGGCGCAGGACCGGCCGTTCAGCGCCAACCTGCTGGACGACATCGCCGGTGAGCTGGAAGCCTATCAGCGCACCCTCAAGGCGCGCGGCGCCCAGCTCGGCGGCCGGGTCTGGATCGACCCCGAGCTGAACACCGAGGCGACGTTCCGGTCGGGCCGCCTCTACGTGAACCTGGACGGCGAGGCGCCCGCCCCGCTGGACCGCCTGACCTTCCTGTTCCAGCGCGAGACCGGCTACTACGCCGAACTGGTCTCCAGCGCTGGCGCGCAAGCCGCTTAAGGAGACCTGACCCATGCGAGCACTACCCCGGTCCATCAAGGGCTACACCGCCTTCATCGACGGCTTCGGCATGATCGGCCTGACCACGGGCGGCAAGCTGCCCCCGATCAAGGCCAAGACCGAAGGCTATCGCGACGGCGGCATGGACGGCGAGGACGAACTGGAGTTCGGCATCGAGAAGCTGGAAGCCGAGCTGACCTTCGCCGAGCTGAACCCGCGCGTCCTGAAAGCCGTGCTGAGCCGCAATACCCCGATCACCCTGCGCGGGTCGATGGAAGGCGAAGGCACCGCGTCCGCCGTGCCGGTCATCGGTCAGTTCCGTGGCCTGGTCACGAGCGCCGATCCCGGCGAGTGGGGCGATCCTAAGAAGGGCGAGGTCAAGCTGGCCCTCACGCCCAACTATTACCGCCTGCGCATCGGCGGTGAGGAAATCTACGAAATCGACCTGCTGAACGGCATCCGCCGCATCGGCGGCACTGACCAGTTGGCGGCGCGTCGCGCGGCCCTGGGCGTCTAAGGAGGGCGTGATGATTGATCCGAACAAGACCTTCGACCTGAAAGCGCCGTTCGAGCATGAGGGCGAGACCTATTCCCAGGTCCGTCTTCGGCGGCCGAAAGGCCGCGAGCTTCGCGAGATGCGCAACGCGGCCGGTCGCCCTAACGCGGCAGCGGGCGACATCTACTTCAAAGCTTACGCGACTCTCTCTGAGCTGCCGGAAGCTGTGTTCGACGAGATGGATGGCGTTGACGTTCGCCAGATCGAGGCCTGGCTGGATAACCTCCTGGGAAACTGACGGCCGACCGGGTGGAGGCGATGCAGGAAGTCATCGCCTTCGCCTACGGTTGGACCCCTGACGTTCTCGACGATCTGACCTTGGACCAGATGGAAGTCTGGCAGGCGCGCGCCAAGGAACGGATCGACTTCATGGGCCGCGCCCGTTGCCCCCTCATTGGATAGACCGTGAAGAACCTCGTCGCCGCCCTTACTCTGCGCTTCATGGACCGCCTGTCGGGACCGTCCAGGGGCGCGGTGCGCGCGGTCGGCATGATCGAGCGGGGACAGAAGATGGCCGCCGCCGCCTCGTCCCAATGGTCCAAGGGGCTGGACCAGCTCGACAGCCGTTTGAACCGCCTGGCGTCCGCCTCGCTTGTGACCGATGGCCTCGGCCGGGCCGGCGAAGCGATGATGCGTCCGCTGAAGGCTGGTGTCGTCGCTTCGGCCGAGTTCAATCGCGGCATGACTGGCATCGGCATCACCGCCCAGCTCACTGACGCCAAACTGGCCCCGCTGCGCGCCACCATCTTCTCCACCGCCAACGAGATCGGCGCCCTCCCATCGACCGTCCAGGCGACCTTCGGCGCGGTTCTCGCCGAAGGCGTCTATAAGACCGAGAGCGAGTTGGCCCGCGCCGGCGTCGCCATGGCGAAGTTTCAGCGCCTTCAGGCCGTCATGGGTGAACCCCTGTCTGATGCGGAGGCCGGGTCGTTCTCGGCCGCCATGGGGTCCAGCCTCAAACTGCGCGCGGACCAGCTCGATCAGGCGAACGCCATGGTAAATCGATCGGCGCAGCAAGGCGGTGTCAGCGGTGCCACCCTGGCCAAGTTCCTGCCCAGCCAAACGGGCGCGCTGGTTGGCCTGAACTTCGCCAACGAAAAGGGCCTCGCCGATCTGCTGACCGCAAACCAACTGGCGAAGCGCCTCGCCGGGTCGAACGACCAAGCCGCCAACAACATCTCCAACCTCATGTCGAAGCTGGCCAGCCCGGAGGTTCTACGGAACTTCTCCAAGATCGGCATCGACATGGAAAAGGAGATCAAGGCGGGGGTGTTGCGTGGCGTGTCGCCACTCCAAACCGTCGCTGAGATCACCGGCCGTCAGACCAAGGCAGACCAGTTCCGCATCGGCGAGTTGTTCGGGGATCAGCAGGCTAAGGATGGCCTGATGGCGCTGGTTCAGAACCTGGATGAGTTCAAGGCTATGAGCCGCGAGCTTCAGTCTGGCGACGTGCTGACGGGCTACTTCGCAGACCTGGATCGCGCGCTGCAAGGGCCGGCCGCCTCGTTTGATCGCTACAAGTCAGGCATCGCCATCGCTGGCATTGCCACCGGCACGATCTTGGCGCCGGCCGTGGGGACGGCCGCCATGCTGCTGAGCAAGGTCGCTAACTGGATGACCAAGGCAAGCGAGAGCGGGTCATGGCTGGCGAAGGCCGCTGTCTGGGCCTTCGCCGGCATGGCAGGGCTGGCGGTCGGAGCGGGGATGGTCGGTCACGCCGTCGTTGGCGTCCTAGGCCCGCTTTTCATCATGAAGACGCTGCTGGGACCGTCTGGCCTCGGTGGCGCGGCGGTCAAAGGCATGATGGGTAATGTGATCGCCGGGTTTGGTCGGATGCGAATGGCGGCGATCGCCTTCAACCTCTCCATGCTGGCCAACCCCGTCGTCCTGGGCGTGGTGGCGGCCGTCGCAGCCGTGGCCCTGATCGCCGTCGTGGTCCGCAAGTATTGGCAGCCCATCAAGGCCTTCTTCGGCGGCGTCGGTGAGGCCCTGGGCGAGGCGTTTGGCCCGGCGCTGAGCGCGATCGGCGGCGCGCTGCGGCCCCTGAAACCTGTTTGGGACGCGGTCGCTGGGACAGTCGGCCGGTTCTTCGGCTGGATCGGCCGGCTAATGCAGCCATTGCAGGCCACCAAGGGTCAGTTGGACGGCGCGTCCAACGCCGGCCGCAACTTCGGCCGGATGCTGGCCCTGGCGTTCAACCTGTCGCCGATCGGCATCTTCGCGCGCGGCGTCATGACCGCGTTCCGATTCATTCAGGGCGCCATGAACTGGCGGCCCATGGAGACGCTGCGCCAGGCCTGGGCCGGCGTGAACGGCTTCTTCGGCGGACTGATCACGCGCTTCAACGGGTTCGGGCGGGCCATCATGCAAGGCCTAATCAGCGGCGTCCGCGCCATGCTGGGCGAGGTCGCCGGCGCCGTCATCGGCGTGGCCAACGGCGCGGTTGCTCGGTTCAAGGGCGTTCTGGGGATCAAGTCTCCCAGCCGGGTCTTCGCGGCGCTGGGCGGCTATACGATGGAAGGCCTGACGATGGGCCTGACGCGGGGCGGCCGGTCGGCGATCGGTCAGGTCGCAGCGGTCGGCGGCGCCCTGGTGGCGGCCATGCCGGGCGCCACGGCCGGCCCGGCCGGAAGCGCCATGCCGGCCGTGCTGGCCAGCCTGTCCGCCGCGCCTGCTGCGGCCTCGGCCGGCGCGCGTGGCGGGGCGTCGGGCGGCGTCCATATCGAGCAGGTTTTGATTCAGGTTTCGATCCCGGCCGGGGCCGATGCGGCGCGGCAGGGCGGCGTGGCGGGCCGTGCGGCGGCCGACAGCTTCCGCGCGCGCCTCTATGATGGATTGAGCGGATGAGCGACGTTCTGATGACCCTGGGCGACATCCGCTTCTCGGTGGCGGAAGGCTCATACCGCTCGCTCAACCGCGAACTGGAGATCATGACGGCGAAGATCGCCCGCGCCGGTCGCCAGTCGGCTCGCCAGACCCTTGGCCTGGACGAGACCATCGATATCGAGGGCGTCTGCTATCCTGGCCAGCGCCACGCCCGCGATCGGGTGGACAGCTTCCGCGAGGTCGCGCGCACCCAAAAGCCCCAGATGCTGACGGACGGCACGGGCAAGGTGTGGGGCCTGTTTGTGATCGAGGGCGTGAGCGAGCGCGGATCGGAGCTGCTGTCCAACGGCGTCCCCCAACGCCAGGACTTCCGCATCCGCCTGGGCGCCTACGGCGAGGACGCGACATGACCAGGACGATGACCACCCGACAAGGCGATGTCGTCGACCAGATCGCCAAGCAGGTCTATGGCCGCACCACCGGGGCCACCGAGGCGCTGCTGAACGCCAACCCCCAGCTCGCCGGTCTGCCGCCGCGTCTGCCGGCAGGCGTCGTCATCGTCCTGCCTGATCTGGCCACGGCCGAGACCAAGCCCACGGTGCGCCTGTGGGCCTGAAGTCGCTCCCGGACTTCCGCCTGACCCTTGGCAACGACGATCTGACGGCCGTCGTCCGCGACCGGCTGAAGACCCTGACCGTGACCGACAACAGCGGCGAGGAATCGGACACGCTGGAGATCGTCATCGACGATCGGGACAACGCCGTCGAAAGCCCGCCGCGCGGCCGGGTGCTTTCCGTGTCGATGGGCTATCGCGACGACGGCCTGTTCTACCTCGGCAAGTTCACCGTGGACGAGGTCGAACCGGAAGGCCCTCCCGACATCATCACCATCCGCGCCAAGGCGGCCGACATGCGCGAGGGCTTCAAGGTCCAGCGCACCCGCGCCTTCCGCAACACCACCATCGGGGCCATCGTGTCGCGGATCGCCGATGAGAATGGCCTTCAGCCGGCCGTCGCGACCGAGCTGGCCAGCCGCGTCGTGGCTCACCGTGACCAGGCCAACGAGAGCGATCTGCACTTCCTGACGCGCCTCGGCCGCGAGCATGGGGCGGTGGCGGCGCCCAAGGATGGCAAGCTGGTCTTCGCCCCGAGCGCCACGGGCATGTCGGTCTCGGGCCAGGCCTTGACGGGCGTCACCCTGGATCGCGCCGATCTGACCCGCTGGCGCGCCGTCCAGGCCGATCGGGACGAACACGGCAAGGTCCGCGCCCGCTGGCGCGACACCAGCGCCGGCCGCACCAAGTTCGCCGAGGCCGGCAGCGGCGATCCGGTGAAGACCCTGCGCAACCTCTATCCCAGCGAGGCGGCGGCGAAGGCGGCGGCCGAGGCCGAGCTGACCCGGCTGAAGGGCGCAGAGAACGGGGTGGAGCTGACGATGGACGGCCGCGCCGACATCGTCGCCCAAACCCCCATCACGGTCACCGGCCTGCGCGCCGAGCTGTCGGGCGCCTGGATCGTCGAAACCGCCGTCCACACCCAGGACTATGAAAGCGGCGGCTTCACCACCGTCCTGACCGGCCGTAGGAAGGCGGCATGA